TTGCCCACGGACTGTGGGACTCCCACCTTCTTCGCAAAAGCTGGACTATGCGCCACAGCCTCCATGAAATTATGTTGCTTTTTACTTGAGCTGGGCATCAGAATATCCTGCCTTTAGTTTTGCCCCGTTGGGCTATGCCGTCTGCACGTTGGGAGGCGGTTACGCCCCCTTTTTTAAAAGAACCCAAACGAGACCGAAGAGATTGCTCAGATTCAATTTCTTGCATGGTTCCCACATCACCACGAGCCTCGGCTTTTAACCTTATTTTTTCTAAATCATTTGGCAAAATTGTGCTGTACTGCCCAGATAAACTTTTGGGATTACTTACGTTACCGGCACTCTCAGGATCAACAGGATTCCCCATCTTTCTAGGATTTGTTGGATTTATAGCCATGATTTATCTCAGCAGTTCCAGTTTAGTTGCGTCTCTGTATTTATCCCAAGCGGGGTGATTTGCTGATGCATACAAGTATTGTGCTGCAAACTCAAGCAAAGTAGGATCATCTCTAAAATGACCAAGCCCACGATTACAGTGGTTGCAAAGCATTCCCCGCACCTGCCCCGTCGTATGGTCGTGGTCTACAACTAAAACGCCTCCCACTCCGCAAATAACACATTGCTTTACCGAGGCTTTAATATCTTTAAGGACTTCATCAGATATGACGGCTCGATGCTTGCCCCTGCAATTTTCGCTTCTATATGTAGACCTACATTCCCTGCACCAACTGTCCAGCCCATTGCGTTTTTTATTGTGCAATGGAAAGGCCTCAGCAGTTGCTGGCTTCTCTTTTTTACAACGAGTACAAGTTAACAATTCCATGCCCTCAACGCTTTATTTATACGAGAGTTTGGATCTCTGGCCACTTCTGGGCTTGTGTTTTTCTTCTTGTGCCCAGTCATCCTTGCACAGAAAGAGTCGCGCCTGCTGCCGCCCTCGGGTTGAGGACGCTTTAGCCCCGGCTTCCCCGGATTCGCTGCATTGTAGGACGCACGCCCCTTGGCGTTCAAGCCGCCTTTGGGGTTCTTGCCTTCTTTGCGAGTCCATGCGGGGCTGGCCATGATTAAGTACCACCGGAGTCGTAGCTGTCAGCAATTAAAAAACCACCGGCATACATACTGCAAGTCAATGGGCCACCAGCACTTGCCTTCACGCAGAATTGCATGTCTGTCTTTTCTACGTGTGGAATTGGGGCAGTAAATGGTGTCTCTTGCTTTTGCACAAAAACACTCTGGTGCGTCACGGTTATCAAGCCACTATTTGCGCCATTATTAAATTTGTTGTACTCCTGAGCCGTCATGTAAGCACTAGAAGTAAATCCAATTGCGGCGTCATACTGGGTGTAAGACAAGTAGAAAGTGTGGCCAGCAGGCACGGTGTAAATCGACATCTGAGTCTGACCTACACCAGCATTGATTTTGGCGTACACGGTTGAGCTGATGGATGCCGTGATGTTGCCAGTATTTGTGCTGTTGAGCATTGACATTTGATTGATGCGCAAGAACGAACTGGTTGTGGTCACATTGCTTGTGCCATTCAACGCAATTATTTCTGTCTGCTTTCTGTAATTTGCATCCAAGCCATAAATCACAACAGCGCGTGTTGTGTTGTCTGAGGCCGAGTCACTCACCAAAACCAATGGTGCGGCAGAAGATGGGTAGGCATACAAACCACCAGATTGGGTTTGACCTTCCCACATTGGGCCTTGTGCTGAAGCGCCAATTGCGGCGCTATAGCCAAAAATTTCAATTCCCTCATGGAATGCAATTTGGCCCCGCGCTACTTGCAGCTCAAAAGGTTCGTATAAACCTTTCTGAGTTATTGATGAGACTTTGCCGTAATTAGCCATAACCAATCTCCTTTAAAAACGGGGCCGAAGCCCCTAAGATCAATTAGGCTGTACGGGTAAACACGTAGGCCGTTGCGCTAGAGAACATGATCGTGAAACGAGCCAAGCCTGTTGCACCGGCAGCGACTGTCAAATCACCAAAACTGGTAGCAGAATCAGCGGCGGCAGTGGACAAAATACCGTTTGTAGCTACGGCAATAGTCACGGTGCTTGCGCCAGCGGTGTTATCAATAAACAAATCCATCACAGTACCGGCAGTTGCACCAAGTGCTGCGCCAAGTAAAGTGCCGGTAGGCAAAGTGATGGTAGTAGCTGCGGCTGAGGTAGAAGTGATATAGCCTGTAACAACTTGTGCTGCGGTGGCTGTAGCCGTTGCATTGATAGCAGCGGTGCTTGGGTGATTCTGGTCAGTAAAAACCAGATTCGTAGTAGTCAGGTTGGTTACGCTAGTAGTAACGCCAAGGGTAGCCGTGGTAGTGACTGCGCCGGTGTTGGCGTCAATAGATACAGTTTGAAAGCCGTTCTGCGAGCGAACTGGGCCGTTGAATGTGGTATTTGCCATGATGATTCCTTACATACAAGTTAGGCGCATCAATCTGTATGTCGTCAGCCGGGGCTGTTTGATGCACCGGAAAGCCCGGATTAAAAACAATATACCCCAAAAGAAAAGGGGGCACAAGCCCCCTTCTCCATATATTTCCTAAGAAATATTAAGCACCAGCGGAGCCGTACATGCCGAGAGGGTCAGACCAGCCGAAGCTGTAACGCTCACGAGACTTGTAACGAACGTTGCCGGTATCGAAATCACCGTCCATTGACTGTTGCAACGGGCTACGCACGAAATGCTTCATGCCGTTTGGAACGTCTGTGGTCAGGAACCAAGCGTTTGTATCGGTCAAGAAGTGATTAATGGTATATCCGCCGGGGATAGAACCATTGTTCTTCAATGCGTTGATGTCGTTGTCAGCAGTAGACACACGCAATTCAGTTTCCAGCAAACGAGTTGCCGTGAACTGTAAAGCGGGAGGAACCACCAGCTTGTTAGGCTTAGCAGCGATCAACAAGCCACGCTCATCAGTCCACAAGCTGATCTGAATCACAGCGTTTTCCAACGATGTTTCATTCAAGTCGGCAGGGGTAGATGGGATGTTGCTGTTGGTGCCACCAGAGATCAGAGGATGTGCTGACGAGAACAACGGAACGCCGTCACCACCAACGTAACCGCTGTTGAAACCGTTATTCAAAACGGAAGCAGCTTTTACTTGCTTGGTGTATGCCATAGCGCGAGCCAAGGCTTTGGTGTAACGAGCGGACAACGAGTCATACAAGTTGTCTTCGATAGCCTCTTCAGTCAAGCTGAAGCCCAAAGCAATGGTTTCGTGGTTGTATCGAGCAGTCCATGCTTCCTGCGCATTGTCATAAGCAATGGCAGCGCCCTCGTTCTTCACCGGTGCGGCGGAGAATCCGGACAGCTTGGTTTCCTCTTCAAAACTACGCTCCGAAGTTTCGGTTTCGTAGATCTCTTTGTGCTCTTCGCCGTATTTAGCGTATTCCAGACCAAACAAAGCGTTCAGGCCGGGGAGCAGCTCTTTCAATAGTTGTGCGCGTGAAATTGCCATGATTTAGCTCCTTATACGCCGGTTGTGTTGTTATAGCTATGGAAGTTTCCATTCCAAGCCACCAAGACTTCTGGGAAGCCTACAAACGATAAAGCTGAACCGGAAGCCAGAGTAACTGCGGCATCCAAGGTCAGTGTGGTGGTAGCCACATTAATAACGGTTGCATATTGGCCAGCCAAAGTGCCAGTACCAGTTGGGCAAATGAGCTGCATACCGGGAACCAAACCAGTTACGGCTGCTGTCAAGGTAACAGTTGCGCTGGAACCAGAGGTGCTACCAGTACCGGTCAAGGTAACAGCAGTCTCAGGAACAACAGCAACCATGCGCCATGGCAGAGCAGTAGTAGCACGATCACCAGCACCAGAAGTGCCAGAGGTAACGACAGCACCGGAAACCGACTGAGCGGAATTACCGGTAGTTGTGCTGCCAGAAACACCACCAGCGCCACCAATCATGTACAGATTGGAGCCGACATAGTAGGGGTTCAGATAGCCAACAGTAGTGCTGGTATTAGCCAAAGAAGTACCTTGGACGGTAACCACGGCTTTGAACAAAGCACGGGGATCGTCAACAACAATAGCTTCAATATCGTTAGCAGCGGTACTAGCAGGGTAGTACTGAGCAAACAATTTTTGGCCGGTTGTGGGGCTAGTGTAAGAACAGCCCATGAAAATGCCGAGCGTACCAGCAACGGGGGTGCCGGGAGACGAAGCGGCGCTCATAGACGAGCGAACAATAGTTCCACCAGAGATTTGAACTACGTCACCGTAGAACAAGTTTTGAGCATAAGCGTACTCAATCGGTACTTTACGGGTAGCGCCAGCATAGGGCAGTCCGTCCAGACGGTTGAGCGGCTTAAACCCATAGGGTGCCGATACAGTTGGATAAGCCATTTAAGACTCCTTAAAAAAGATTAAGTACCTTTGCCAAAGCTACTTGAAGATTTACGCTCTCTAAAGAGCGGCATCCGCGCATCGCTTTGACGCATGAAACTATTATCTACAGCGTCCGTCTGAGCTTGTGTCTGTTTAGCAAAAAATTCATTTCGCTGGTCTACAAAATCAGAAGGTGTCTTGCAAAGTAATAGCCCGCCAATCTCAATGTTGTCTTTAAAACGACTATTGGGATCAGCTAACAGTCGGAATTTGGGTTGTTCTTCGACGGGAACGGGCTCCCAACCTTCACGGAGTTTGGCCGATAGGTTACGGGGATCTGCCATGTTATTCGTCGAAACACGAATCCAGCGATATCTATACCCAGCCTGCTTGTCTGGCTCAGGTAATAATTCAGGCTGCATCCACTGCTTAGGACGCTCCACTATCGCGCGTGTCTCAAGTTCTCTGTCAACTCGTTTTTCAGCCATTTTGGGCCTCCACTTTAAGGAATTCCTTCACATACTGCTCAGGAGTAATTCCAAGTTTTTTGATCGTATTCATCTGACTTTGCTTTAGTCTGACCTTGTTGGAGGCCGTACTGCGCGTTGCCGGAGCCACAACAGTCGCAGGTTTTGCCCGTGGCTGTTCACGACCTTGTTCCACTTCCTCAATGCCAAAGGCATCAGGGAATCGTTTGCGCATCGTTTTGTCCAATGTGCCGTAATACTCATCAGAACCAACCTGGACCCCGTTCTCTCTAAGTTCTTCGTGTAAACCTAAAGCAAAGGCGGTCATTCCTTTATTTTTACCAAACCAACTGTTACGTTCTTGCCACGCTTCAGCTTTAGCATCTGGTCTAGGAACAGGTTGATACTGCTGTTGTTGCGGTTGTACTTCATATTGTTCCTCCTGTAAAGAGGGCATTCTGAAGTTTTTTGCCTGAATAAGTCTTAAATTGGCTTCCTGCATTGCCTGCTGAGCTTCAACCAACTTATCAGAATCACCAGAATCGTAGGCTTCTTTATAGGCTCGCTTAGCTACATCCAATTCCATGGACGCATTACTTTGCACCGTGCTGGCAAATTCTTTTTCGCCATTGGTCAGGATTTGTTTAATGCGCTGATTTTCTTGGAGTAGCCTTTGCGCTACAGAAATTGCTTCTTGCTGTTCGCGTAAAGCAGCTTCTTTCTCGCGCCGCTCATCGTGCCAAACCTTACGCATCTGTTTAAGTTTGTTCTTAACATTGTCGTCGTATTGGTCTAACTCATCTCTTTCCAAATCCTCAACTAAGGGTTTTGGCAACGGTTGACGGCCACGATCTTCGACGGGGGTATCGTCTTCAATCTCAATTTCAATTTCGGGAGCCGCATTCTCTACGGGCCTTCCCTTTTTATCCTGTTCTACTTCGTCAGGAAACTTAAATTCGTCTTGATCTAAAGGCATTTTGTGCTCCTTTATTTACGTTTAATACCACGGGGATCATCCACTACTGCCTCAACAGAATCGTCGTTAATGATTCTGAATTCGCGGCCATGAATAACTAGACGTGAACCCGCATGGGGACGCACAAGGACAAAATCACCCTTCGTGCACCACGGCCCTGTTGGGAACCGTTTCTCGTCTTTGTAGCAGTCGGGGCCCATATCAACAACAAACAAGACTGTTGTAAGAGTCTCTTCGTTGCGTATGGTTTCATCTGCTTTAATTAAACCGCTGTCTTCGTACTCTTTTTCCACTTCCGGAATAGCGCAAAGAATGCGATAGCCTGATGGTTTGGGTAGTTGTTTGCCTTTTTCCTCTGCGGTGGCAGTGAAGTTGTAGGCTCCCACAACTTGGGGGTTGTTGGCGTCTGTAGCCAACAAAATGGATTCAGTCATCCGAGTTCTCCATGGTTTGTTTCAGGTCTAGTATGTAACCCCGCATGATGAGTAGACCGCGAACCTCACCACACAGTTTCTTGTACTCTTCAAAAGAATCAGCTCTGCCGTCTGCCAGCCAATCCTTTATCTGAGATACTTTTTCATCCGCTTGTTGGACTAGAACATCAAGTGCGTTCATCATTGATCCTCAAATTTTTAAGAGCATCCGCTCTGAGATCCATAATTTTCTTCTCGCGGTCTTCTTCCATTTGAGCGGCAACTTTTAATGCATCAATTGAAATCCGCTTGAATTCGGTTTCTTGCTGTTTGGCAATCCGCTCACGCTCAATCTCCAGCTGGTCAGCTTTAGCAAAGGCATCAATCTGCTGTTTCTGTTGTTTCAACTGGACTTCTTGCGCCTTAAGTTGCAGCTCTTGTTGCTGCATTTGGATCAATGGATCTTGTGCCTGTTGCTGGGCTTGCTGCTGTGCCACTTGCTGCTGGTTGTTTTGCAGTAGTTGCTGAGCCGCTTGAGCCAACAATGGAGACAGACGCGCTTCAATCTCGGGGTTCATGTGCATCTCTTCACCAGTTTCATCCTTTTGCGGTGGCAAAGGCATACCGAGTTGTTGCTCGATCTGACGACGGTACTCAAATCCTAAATGCTCGTTGATGTGAGCCATCATGGCCTGCTGCATAGCCTGCGCCATCGGGTTGTTCTGAAGCAACTGATTAATCCTTGGATCTTTCATTGCAGACATATGCACAATAATGTGTGCCTGATGATCTTGATACAGGAACGCTTTGACAGGTTTACCCATCAGCACGTTCTGGTTTTCAGTCACCGGATCGGTCGGCTTCTGATCATCTTCCATCGGAACCAGCTTGTTGGCGTCCTTGATACCCAACACGCCTAGCATCTGACGGTGCAGGAGTGGTAAGTTGTACAACTGAGGGGATGCCTGAGCCAACTGCATGACCGCCTGATATTGAACAATCTTTTGCGCCATGGTGGACGCATTAGGATCGCTGACGGGAATCACATCCACGTCTTCATAATCAGACTTCTTGGCCTTGCGACTTCCTTCAACAGGCTGGTAGTCGTAATCTTCAGGGGTGTAGTCCGCAATAATCTTCTTAAGAAGACCCAACTCCTGCTTCATGCTGTAGTGGACACGCGCCTGAATAGCAGACATGTTCTTCAGTGTGCGCTCGAGGATTGCCAGTGTGGTGCCCACGGGTGAGTTAGCACTCATGTCGCTGATCTGCATATCCGCAGTGTTGGCAAAGCGACGGCCTTCCTCGACAACTTTCTCCATCAACATAGCAAGAACTTGTGAGGGCTCTTTATATGGCAGTGGTAACAAGTTGTCTCTTAACGTACCGCTGGCAACGTCCGCATCGCGCCACTCGCCAGGAGCAATCGGCGTATCGTCTCCCTTGACGCGCATACCTCGAGTCTTGAAACCACCAGGCAAGTTGCTCAACGTACCTGCATCAATAAGCTGACGCATGGTGCTTGTGGCCGACTTGGCAAATGCACCAATCAGGTGGATCAAACCAAAACAGTAGAAACCAAATCCGGGCACATAGCCGTAATGCACAAAGTGCTGACGCTTAGTGTGTGTCTCGTCATCAGGCTCCCAGTTACGGCGAATCGCCAAAACACTACCAGAGCCTTTCTCTATAGTCACTATGTAAGGTAGTGCAATCCCAGTCTCTTTCCCATCTTCGTCTTTGTGTTCATAGCCTTCGAGATCAAGGTCTATGTTCATTTCCAAAATTTTGAAACGATCATCGGCAGTGGCTCTAAAGCCCATCTTCTCCGCTATCTTCTTCTCGACTTCATCAAGCACGTTCTCTGGAGTGCCTAGATCAACGTCCCTATAGAACCCAGCAACTTGCAACTTACGCAACTCGTTTTCAGTCTTGCGCATGACGTGAGTCACCCGTGGAGAAGAGTCCAAATTGGACGCGCCATACGGCACTACGATATCTTCCGCAGGGACAAAGTACGATACTTGCCTGTCAATTGACGGGTCAAAATACACTTTCTTGAACGCATTTCCCGCCAGACCCAAGCCCCACAACATGCGCTCATGCTCGGGACGGTACTCTTTCATCACGTCTGTTAGCTGGTAATTCATGTCGTCTGCGACACGCTGAGCAGCTTCTTTCTTGGCCGGTGTTTCTTTGCCAATGATCTGAGTCTTTACAGGGCCGGAGGCTGGAAATGTGGCCATCATGGTTTCAGACTGAAACTTCACCAGAGCCTCAGACAGCATTGGGTGATATACACCACACGCGCCTTCCCAAGGTTCGGTGCGGTCTTCAAGTTTCATGCCCAGCAATTCCAAGCCGTCAACGTAAGTCTGCATCCAATCCTTTCGGCTGGCCACATCTTCGTCGTAGTCACTGATCAAGTCAGAAGCAAGATTCTGTAGAGCCTCTTCACTAATGTACTCAGCCAGATTGGCGCTGAAGTCTTCATCCGATTCTTCACCGGGCTCCATGTGGATACTTAGACCCCCTATATTTATATCTACTGACTCAGGGTCTTCGATCTCAATCTCTATCTGAGGGGTTGCTGCATCTTTTGCCATCAGCTCCTCAATCCCTTGTGGTGCTGAATAAAGTGACTTTTCAATTGCCATGTTGTGTCCTATCTAAATGCTGGGCCAATTGCCCAAGTGACCGCAGAATACCTTACACCCCTAGTGACAGGGGTTACCCTATGTTCCAAAAACGAGGGAAACACCACTATGCTCCCTCGCTTGGTCAAAATTTTTTTACTCTCCACGCCTTTAATCTGTAAATCGCCACCTTCAAACTCCGCAGGATCATTCAACAAAATACTGATAGACAGTTTGCGCTGCATACCTTCTTCTGGTTCTGTCCCATCTATATGCCAGTCATAGTGGCCCCCGTCCTCAGCCAGATATCTACTTAGCTGCATCTCTTGCAAATAGCTTAAAACAAAATTCCACTCTGCCTTCACGTTGGTTTCGGAGATGTAAGTCTGAGCAACACAGCCAATAGGTGAATATCTGCTTTGCCAAACTATATCCGTCACCCTCTTTTCTGGATCTTTGGTTTTTTTAGTTGCCACAAGCCCATCTTCATGCTTGTCCCAATCCACGCTATTGATAACAAAATCACAAAAATCTTGAGTCAACTCAGATTCATAAAGCCAGCATTTGTTCTTAATCATCGTTGCTGATTCCCTAAATAAGTTTCCAGCTGCCTTGGCTATAAGAGCTAGGCATCTTTACAGATCCACCCGCCGCCATCTTTAGCGGGTTTAGACTGTGTTGAATTGTGTCTTGCCCCGGACGAAAACCGCCGCCGCCAATTGGTATTGGCAATGACCGAGACGGACTTGCGCCCTTGGGAATAATTTCTGTAATTTGATTGCCAAAATGGATGTTGCGCGCTTTACTTCCCTTCGGGCTTTCTGGACTTCCATAAATTTCTACGGGGTGAAGTCCTACCGCGGGTTTTAATGCAACCGGCACCCGCGTTACAACGTCGCCAGCTTTTCTCTTGATTTCAGGGCCAAATTTAGATGGCGGTACGTAATGATCTTCAGCCATTTGAACCAAAGCATATCCAGTAAATTTGCCATCTTTCATTTCTGGAACAAGTTTTGTCGCGGTCGATTCATCTTGAATCCATGAGCCAACTGCGGTGGCTGCTTTCGGATCCATGTACAAAGTTTTTGTAGACGGGGCCTGCAATCCTGTAGTGGTATCTGAATGATTCGCACCGCTGCGATTGCGAATAGTTGTGCTATCAGGCATATGGGCATATGTCGAACCGCGCGATGTCCTGAACATAGATTCAACATCAGGCATATCACCAAAAACATCGTAACCCATGTTTTCCATATGTACCTTTAAATAAATTTCCAATTACCGTTCGGCATCAGTAGTACGGCACTTTCCTGCGAAATTGCTGTGGTTCATCTTTTTCATCCGAATCCAACGTCAAAAAACCACCCTGCCTAAAACGTATCAATGCTTGCGTGGCCGAGTCCACCAAGTCGTCGTGAGTCGAGTTCGGAAACGCGGCCATCTGTTCAATCACGTCAGTTGCCCAGCGTTTATCGGGTGCCCATACTTTACCTGACTTGAATAAATCAGTCACCGAATTTATACGCACGAACTTGTCATTGCCGCGACTGGGCGTGTAGTCCGTCACCGGTATTCCCATCCGCCTCAATTCAAAAATCAACGGCGCGCCAGCAGCTTTAGCCTCCACAATACAAGAATCTGGCTGCCACTCTTGGTACATACTGTACGCACGCTCTTTCAATTCAGGAAACTCCATTCTTTCCTGCATAGCATCGAGCAAAATAATGTTCGCCTGGTTGCGGTCTTCCTCTAAATAAAACACGCCCCACGTCGTACACGCCGAATAGTCGCTTCTTTCGTTCTTTGTAAAGGCTGTATCCCAGCTCTGTATTAAAAACTCGCACGGCGGTGGATTGTCTCTTTCCCAAATCTTCCACCACTCACGCTTTACCAAAGCTCCCTCTTCTCCAGTAGGGTGCTGCTGGTACTGAGCATTCCACTTGCTAGAGGGAAGCTCTTCCTTTAACGCCTCCAGTTCTTCAATAGACCAGAATTCCGGCCAAAGAGGCTTGCCAGACGGTAAAAGCGCGGGCAGTTCAATTAAATCCCACTCTTCACCCTTCTCCCTCTTTAAAGAATCCGCCAAAACTCGACCCGTC